TCATATCAAGTTCCTATAAATGTTGCAAAAAGAAGGTGGGTATATGGTCAAGGCGTAATATCACCAGAAGGCATTAACTCAGCATATGGAGGAACTGCAGCATTTATTGATTATCCATTTGCAGACTATACTGCTAACTATAACTACCCTGATTTTGCTGAATGGCAACAAGGGTCTTTTGATAATTTAACAACAACAGATACTGCAATTACAACTCCACAATATCAACTACCAGAAATATTCTTAGATAACAAAACACTACAACAGTTATATGATGATTGTCAAGTAGTTCAAGTTGGCTATGATGAATCTACAGACCCATCTTATAAATTTATTACCTTTAGACCAAATAGTTCTTGGAATTCAGAACAATGTTATTTTAACTTTCCTAACTTTAATGTTTTAAGTAATCAGATCAGTGCTGTATATGGTGTGTTTAGCACAACAGATCTCGATCCTCAATCTGGACCAACAATACAAGGGCAAACGTTAATAAAAATTTATAACTCCTTAACTGGTGATTATTTTATTATTACACAAGAAGAAGATGTAGTTAAGTATGTTTTAAACTATAATGGAATTGATCAAATTTTATATACCACACCATCCATAGAATCTAATCAATTTTTCTCTGTTGGAATAAATATTCAAACAATTACAAGTGCTTTTGGTGAAAACGTATCTGCTTTCTTTGGCAATCAAAATGGTTTAAAAATTTATGTAGGTGGTGATGAAGAAACACTAAATACCTTTACAGGCAGAATTTATTCATTTGGCTTATCAACTGCAACAAACTTTGTTAATATTGAATCATATTTTAATGAAGACGGTATTGCAATATTTGATGATATGTCAGAAAGTGGAGTTATACAAGAAACAAATGCTATTGCATTAATAGAGCATACTGCTAGTTATACGTTATTGCCAACAGAAGCATATAATAAGTTTTTCTTAGATATTGGAGTTTCAGGATACTGGCAAGACTATCTTCCACTTTCTTACTTTGCTCAATATGTAGCAAATGATGTTGGTAATCAATTTTATGATTTAGACTTTTTGCAATTTAATATTGGGTATCCAGCACCATCAGAATCTATTGAAAGTGAGACGGTATCACCAAGTTGGACCTATGGAGAATTACAGGATGAATATGCAACTCCTAGCCAAAGAACATACTATCAACTAGATAACTTTTTATTTACTGGTTGGAGAAATTATGCAGATATGGCAGAAAAGTCTATTAAGGCTTATGAGTATGACACAGATGGTGCTTCTATAAGAAGTTATATTACTTTTCAATATATTGCTTTAGGCGCAAACCTTCCTCAAAGCAGTTTTACAACTACTATAACTCCTACATCTAAAAGAATTATTGATATGAATGACTATCCATCATGGCTTAGCACTAAGTTTGAGGTGGTTGATAATACTTTGATTTATCCAAGCAATACAGTAGATTTTAATGATCTAGCAATTGTTTATCACCTTGAGTTTAATATTAGAAATATCTTAACAAAACCAATTGCTTTAAGAAGGCTAGAGTTAGCATCACAGGCATTTAATGATAATTCATTTAATGCTGTTGGAACTAGATTTGGTGTTAATATGTTCCCATACACTAGATCTGGTTTATATTATGACTATAAGGCTAAAAATCCATTCAGCATTTATAAAGGAAGTACTCCATACTTATACTTAAATAGAAAAACTGGTATTGAAATAAGAGGAGATTTTGCATCAGAGGTAAATCGTGGTATTGCTATTCCAATTAATGAAAGTGCTGCTAATCCATATAAGGTAAGTGCTGCACAAATTTGGATGAGGTATGACGAAGACTTTTTCCCTAATACACCAACAGAACTATTTGAGATTAGGCATAAGGACGATACAATAAAGTTCTATATGGTAGCAGACAGTGAAACTGGTGCTAGAGGAAGAATTTTTGCTCGTAATCAATCAACAGGTCAAGACTTTAACGGTTTATCATATTTCTGGAATGGTAATCTAGTTAGAGAACCAGTTTTAACAAAGAAAGAATGGGGAGTTCTTGGTCTTGCATTTTCCACTGCTTTGAACTTTGATTCGTTCCTAGGGGCAATTAACTTAACTGGTCCAATGATATTTAATAATATAGCCTATTATCAGGCTAATAACTTACAGCAGGTTCAAAGTACTTTAACTAGACCTTGGTTAAAGGTAAAAACAGATGGCGTTACAAACTTTGATTGGGAGTATTGGCTAAACAGTTTTACCTGGGAAGGCGTACTTGTTATTTCTGCCTCAGATCTTTATGGAATTAGCCCTGCAGACATATATAAGACTTATGTTGGAACTAATAAGATTATCGTTGATGATGAAGAAGGTATGATTTTTGATGCCGAGAAGATAAAAATATATAATAACACTGTTTGGCAGACCACTGTTCAAGTTCCAGTATAATATGCTATACTTGTGGTTATGGATAACGAAATTCTTAAAAAAGTTGGCAATGTCCGTCGCAAGGTAATCGAAAAAGACTATAACTGGGGTCTTTATGTGTACAAAAAATCAAATGGTGCATGGTTTACTGATGGAAGCGGTAGCGTTTTAAACGTGCCGTCAGAGCGTGGAGATATTTCAAAGATTGCAGAATTAAGAAAAGCCGCCATGCACTATGGTGATGATGGTGAAGGTAAGGCAGTATTTGTTCCTGGATTAACTAGAATTAGCGAGGAAGAGCATTCTGAACAATTAGATAGAATGAAGAATGGTTTAATTCCTTCCATGAATGATCATGGTGCTTGGGTAGCAGCACGACAAACCTATGATAAGTATGGTAGCGATGAATGATGATTATGTAAGAGTTGCGTTAAATACGCAAGCCAAAGAAGAAAATATTTTTGCTCAACAAGATCCATTTAACAAATCTTGGGATGATTTAAAAGATCTAAATGGTTTAAACCAAAACTTCCGTAGAAGAACATCAAGAAATGTAACAAAGGCAATGACATATGCCACAAATGAATATTTAGATTCTGCCAATGCCACACCGTCTGGCATAGATTCAGGATCAAAGCAAATAAATCCTGGCACGGTATATAGAAATGGCTATGGACTATTTGATGTAATTACCCCTCCATACAATATGTATGAACTAGCAAACTTTTATGATACATCATTTGCTAATCATGCTGCTATTGATGCTAAGGTAGAAAATGTAGTTGGTCTTGGCTACCGTTTTGATATTGCAGATAGAACAATGCTAAGGTTTGAAATGAACGAAGACCAAGAAGCAGTTAATCGTGCTCGTAACAGAATTGAAAGAATGAAACTAGAATTAAAAGACTGGCTAGAAGGTCTTAATGATGATGATTCTTTTACAAAAACTATGGAAAAGTTCTATACAGATGTTCAAGCAACTGGTAATGGTTTCCTTGAAATTGGCAGAACAGTAACTGGAGAAATTGGCTATGTTGGTCATATTCCAGCAACGACTATGCGTGTACGTCGTTTTCATGATGGTTTTGTTCAAATTATTGGAAACTCAGTAGTTTACTTTAGAAATTTTGGTGCTAAAAATCCAAATCCAATGACAAACGATACACGCCCAAATGAGATTATTCACTATAAAGAATATTCTCCTCTTAATACATTCTATGGTATTCCAGATATTATTGCTGCTATGCCATCACTTATCGGAGACCAATTAGCATCACAATATAATATTGACTATTTTGAAAATAAGGCTGTGCCAAGATATATAGTAACCTTAAAGGGTGCAAAATTATCTTCTGACGGAGAAGACAAAATGTTTAGATTCTTACAGACTGGGCTTAAATCTCAGTCTCATAGAACTTTATATATACCGCTTCCTGGAGATAGTGAGAATAATAAAGTTGAATTTAAGATGGAGCCAATTGAAAATGGGATTCAAGAAGGATCATTTAAAGAATATCGTAAACAAAATCGTGATGATATCCTTATTGCTCATCAAGTACCAATCTCTAAACTTGGTGGTGCAGACTCAGGTATTGCAGCAGCATTATCACAAGATCGCACTTTTAAAGAGCAGGTATCTCGTCCAGCACAAAAGCATATTGAAAAAGTTGTTAATAAGATTATTCGTGAAAAGACTGACGTTCTTGAACTTAAGTTTAATGAGTTAACCCTTACTGATGAAATTGCTCAATCTCAGATTATTGAGCGTTATGTAAAAACACAGGTAATGACTCCAAACGAGGCTCGTGAAAAATTAGACTTACCACAAAGAGCAGATGGAGATGATCCATTTGTTATGTCTCCAAGACAGGCAACCGATGCCAGAGCAAATTTGGCAGGTAATAGAGGAAGAGATGCAGAACGAGTAAATAACAACTCAGATTCTCCAACTACGATATCTGGTCGCAATCCACAAGGAGAAGGTAGATCATCTCAATAATTGAGATATACGTAAAAATGTTTGGTATAATGGTAACGATATGTTAATAAATAAAGCACACTGGGAAACAAGTGGCGACAGTGTTCGTCTATCAATGCCTATTGGCAAGGTAGATGTTGAACGTCGTATAGTTTCTGGTTTTGCTACCCTAGATAATGTTGATAGACAAGGTGATATTGTAACCACAGAATCAAGTTTACAAGCCTTTAAGAGTTTCCGTGGAAATTTACGTGAAATGCACCAACCAAGCGCTGTTGGTAAAATTGTATCATTTAAAGAAGATCGTTATTTTGATCCTTCAACAAAAAAGTTTTATAGTGGAGTTTATGTATCTGCATACGTTTCTAAAGGTGCACAAGATGCATGGGAAAAGGTTTTAGACGGAACATATACTGGTTTTTCAATTGGTGGAAATATTAAGACTTGGGATGATGCATTTAATAAAGATTTAGATAAAAACATTCGTATTATTAAAGAATATGATTTACACGAGTTGTCCTTGGTTGATAATCCAGCAAATCAATTTGCAAACATTGTATCTGTTCAAAAGGTAAATGGACAAAGTGTTGTTGGTGGATATTTATCAAAGGCAGAGATAGAAAATGTTTTTTGGGATTCAGAATCAAACATTGTAATGGTTTCTGAATCTGAAAGTGAAGTAAGTCCTACATCTGGTAAAGCAATGCAAAACATTGGCTTTATTGAAAAAGGCGATAAAGATAATACAGAAATGATAAAGTTCTTAGTTGATAGTGCTAAAGGCATTAGTACAATTAAGATTACAAAGGAGGTTAGTCCTATGACTGAAGCAACAGAAGCAGTGGTTGACACTGCAGTTGAAGAAGTAGAGGTCGCTCCAGAGGCACAGCCAGCAGAAGTTACTGCAGAAGCAACTGAAGAAGTAGTTGTAGAAACAACAGAAACTCCTGCAGTCGCTGAAGAGGCACCAGCAGTTGAAGAACTTGCTGTTGCTAAAACAGAAGATGGCAGTGCAGATTCTTCTATTGAAAAATCAGAAGAGGGAGATGTTGTTGCAACAGAAACTGCTGTAG